TAATTTATCTTCTTTGGTTAGATATTTAAAAAATGGGTTAGTTTTCAAAATTTATTTTTAAAGTTAGTTTATTTTTCCATTAATTTTTTATACGCAGCTTCTAATTTTCCAAATTTTAGCAATAAGTCATTATATTTTTTTACTAAATCTTTTAGTGAAACTCCCATTTTACTATGCTTTTGTTGTGTTAAAATTCTTATAAACTGATAATCTTGACTTACTTTTTTATCATATTTCATAATGTATGGCAACTCTTTAACGCCATACAATACTGATGCATGATTTTTATCTAATGATTTAGCTATTGCATAATATGTCATTTTTAAATCATTATAACATATATAATAATAAATATATCTTGGATAAACATATGTCCTTTTCCTACATTTAACAGAAATATCTATTCCGTAAAATTTTTCTATAATTGCTCTAACTTTTTTCATAATAAATAACTACCATCATTAGCGTATTGATACCAATTATAACTTGGTATAACACCAGTTTCTAAATACATTTGATAATCTGCAAATGCTTGCTTCCAAGCTAAACGCCCTTGTTCTATCATTTCTTCGCTTAAAGCATAAACCTCAACAGTAAACGGATAAGTTGATTGTACAGTTATAAATCTAAAATGATTTATTTCTAACATGTCCATATAAAATGCTGCTTGTAAATGATAAGAATATTTATAAACATCATTCTTAAATGCTTTAGGTGAATTGTCTTGACAAGTTTTAACATCAGCAATAAAATCTTTATGTCTATTTAAAACATCTGGTCTAATTCTAACATTAGCACCTTGATATTCACCATAATGTGAAAGTTCTATTTGTCCTTTAGAATAATATTGCGCTAACGTAGATTTTTTAAAATTTTTATTTATAGCGTCAATACGTTCTTTGTCTTGACCTGGCAACATAATTTTATTTCTAGCTAATTTTTCAGCAGCAGCAAATTGTTCTTTACCAGCTTTAGTACGTCTATCTATATTATGCAGAACATAATACTCTTTATTAAAATTATCTGGCTCTAAAAGCGCTGTATGTACAGCTGTACCAAACGCCATTGATTTAGATTCAAATGGTTTTCTGTTTAAATAATGATAAACAGATTTTTTATAAATTGTTTTAAGTCCAGAAGCGCTTATGCCTGGACTTGAATGATATTTTTCATTACTGTCTTTTGCTGTTTTCATCTTTAAGTTTTTTTATTTCTTGTTCTAATGCTTTTACCCTTTGCGCTAAAAAGTCAATGGTAAAATCTTTACTATCTAAATGTCTTTTATTAGTTATCATTCTGTTCCAGATATTATATGATCTTTTAAATCTCTATTTCTATTATATTGTTGTATATATGTAATTCTCTCTAATTCAAACGTTAAATGATCTATAGCTTTTTGTATGTCCTCATTTGGGGTATCATGTTTTTTATATGCTCTTAATATATAAGTGCAAGCAGTTCCTAAATGATAGTTTAGATTAAAATTATCTACTACTTCTTTTGCTGTATAATCGTTTAAACCGTTATAGTATTTTGGTGTTTTTACTTTCGTTTTTGGGAACATTCCCTTGGGTTTTAATTCTTTAAAAAAATTATCAGGAACATCTATTTGAAACCAAGCTCTGTGTTTATTACTAAATTTACCTCTTTCATCTCTTACTCGTATTTTATCATATTTTTTACCCCTAATATCTGTTTTACGATACCTTTTAAATTCATAATACTTACCCTTTATTAAATATTTACTATTACTACCACCTATATATTTAACTAAATCACCAGGTTTTAAATTTTCTAATTTCATAATTATTTAATTAAAAAGGGTGACAAAAGCCACCCTTGATTAAAAACTAAAATGGTAAATCGTCACCATTTTCTTCTGTTTGCTGAACCTTGCTGTCGGCTTTGTAAGTATTGAAACTCATGCTGCAAGAACCGTCACTATTTTTCCAAAGTGTTGCTCTATATTGCTCATTGCCTTGATACTCGCCTTTAGCGTTTTCAATTCCTTTTTGACGTAATGATTCGCCTAATAGCTTTGGTGTAATAATTACATTTGCTACTAGGTTTTCTGGTGCGTTGTCATTAGGTTTAAAAAACCTTACACCATCTACATAAATTGATTTGTTTTCTGCCATAATTTAAATTTTAAATTTTGATTTTATTTGATTTTTATATTCAGTTTTCATTCTAAAAGCATTTAGAACGTTTTCTGCTTTCTTTTTTGTGCCTTTCAAGGTTGCATGAAATTGACTTTCAGTAAGCCATTTCCTGTCATCTTGTTTAGCAATAGCGCTATTCATTTCATCAGCGCTTGCAATACTAGTATCTAAACCGATACCAAGATTTGCTAATGCTCGACCCCATGCAGAGGTTTCACAATTCTCAACATGTGATGTTTTATTTACCTTGCTGCTATCTTTTATTTCTTCAGCAGTTCCAGTAGCTAAAACAAAACCATCTTTATTTTTTACAATGGCTTGCATCATGATTGTGTTTTCGGTTTTTTCAATTACTTCAGTAGTTAATGAATGGTCTTTAAAATTTTCTCTAAAAAATTTAACACGCTCATGAACTTCAACGTAATTTTTACCATGAATATTTATTGTTTTCATTTTCATTTATATATTTTAAAATGTTATTAATTAATTGATCAAAACCATTATCTCTTAACAGTATCATTTCATTTACTGTAAAAGTTTCTGGTTTATAAATTCTTGATTTTAATGTAGGCATTGTGCATTCAAGTATTTCGCACACATCATAACGCCTTAATCGTAGACGTTTTAAATCGTCTTTAAATGCTTTTTCTATATACATGTCATTTTTATTAATTCACTGACAAAGATTAAAAAATATTTTCAATAAAACAAAAAAAATATTTTAAAATATATAAAAAAAACCGCCACAACTATAAAGTCATGACGGCTTGCAAACAGAAAAGGAAAGCAAGGTTTTATTCACTTGTTATTCTAAAATCACAGCTTATATCATCATCATCATTTGGTAAGTGTGCTATCACTTTTGCGTTTGCTGATTTTACATTATATGTTAGTCCATCTATATAACAACTCTGTGGGTCTTGTGCAATAGAAGTTCCAAAGTTAAACCATATTCTATTATGCATGCTTACAGGGTCATTTTCCATATTTCTAAATGTCCCTTCATATCTTACTAAAAACTCTCTGTAATCGTTCATTATGTTCTGTAAATGTCTATGGAACATAGGTTTAAAATTATTATCTCTTGTTCTTCTATAACCATAAGTTGTTCCAACACCATTACCAGTGCTAAAATAATATGTTCCTGTTATAATTTTTTCGTCACTATAAACATTTGTTGCAGAAGTTCTTTTTGCAAATTCTATATATGAACTCGGTAACTGTCTATTATCGTTTGGCGCAGCAGCAAGACCAGATGGTTTAAAATAATTACCAATAATACCAACATTATCAAAATAAATATCTTGAATACCTGAACCTGAATAGGTACAATTTAAAACTTGCACACCAATTTGTTCATTAGTTAAGTTTGTAGGATAACCAGTACCAGTAAATGGTATTGATATTGTTTGCCAATTGTTAAAAACTTCAATTGTTCTTGTTATTGTTGTTTCTGTTGTAGTCCAAGTGCTATTGTCATCGTCCCAATAATGAAAGTTTGGTGGCGCACTTACTACAATTCTAACTTGAACTGTAAATGATGAAACACTATTTTCATTTTTTTCTGCAAATACTCCAAATTGAGCAGTTGTGCCAGTATTATATGGATTCCAAGATTTTGCAGTTTGACCAACATAATCAGAATTAAATACTAATGTTTCACCACTAGTTGGTGCGTTAACAAATTTTATTGCCTTACGCCCTTGTTGTGAAAAATCGTCTGTTGTTAATGATGCATAACTAGATAAAACCCAACCATAACTACCATATTCAAAACCAATATTTCTAGTAAACTCATATATGTTATTTTGTGTGGTTGTAAATTTATACCTAGCTTCATTGATCGGTTGTATATATTCTCTGACTAAATCACCACCTACATTTTTTAAATTTGTAGGCACAACTTTTAAAACAGATTGATTGCTGTTTGACTGATAAATACCAGAAGAATTGTAAATGTCAGTTTGTATTACTTCATCATTAGCACTAACTAATTGCGCTGTAATGCTTGATTGTATGCCAGTTGGATTGTTGCCATTTATTTGTGCTGTTGTAAATATTGATGACTTAACATTAGCATCAAAAATATTAGAATTTTCTATAATATACCAACGTCCATAAGATTGAAATATGCGGCAATTGTAATTTTTTAAAATAGCTTCTAATTGTTTTTTACAAGTAGGTAAATCAAACTTATTAATTAGTTCATTACGCCCACTAGTTATTAAAGATTCCGACATTACTCTTTTTCTAATAGGAAAAGTTGGTGTCCCAAAATAAGGCGATAATAAATCTGCTTGAACATATATATCTAAACCTAAATCAAGATGATCTAATATGTCTGCTATTCTTACGCTGTTAAATATACCAGTAGCTTCATTAAATGGACTAGAAGAAATTGGTGTTCTAAAATTATCTAAAGTTCCTAAACCATCATATGCGTTTAAACTAAATCCTACTGGATTAGCTTTATATTGTTCTTTAAATCTATCAACAACAAGCCAACCAATCCAGTAAGTTTGATAAACGTTAGAACTATCTTTATATGAAATTTTTACTTGATACTCTCGTTCATCATGCTCGTAAAAATTATCATAAGAAACTGTATCAGTAGTAAATAAATTTAGTGTACAAACAGAACCAATAATTGGTGAATTATATGGGTCATCATTTGCATTCCATTTAATAACTACAGGTTCAGCTTGACCTACAATTGGCAAGACACTTCCTGTATAACCATCTTTAAGAATTTCAATTTTTTTGCCTTTAGTTAAGACATCACTAAATTCTAATCTATATTTAACACCGTATGCCATTAAATTAATCTGTTACGTGTACTGTTTGCTCTTTCAAGTGCGACTACTAAATCTTGACCTCTTATTTCAAATGAACCGCCAACTTGTACTTGTTGAGCGCCACCTGTATTACCTATCATATTTTTTAATTTATCTAATGGCGCTATTACCTCTGGGTTTGATTTAGCGCCTGGATATTCACCCATTAGACCCATTGTTGGTGCGCTTACAATACCACCATTAGCAAATTTACCAAAGCCAGATAGTTTACCAAATATATCTTTAAAACCAGTACCACCACCTTGAAAAGTACCAATACCTAAACCACCTAATATTGTAGATAATGCCAATGCAGCTAAAGCAGCGGCTATTAATTGTTTTATAATTTGTTTTAAAGCATTACCTAAAACTTTAACAAAATTTTCACCATTTAACATTGCTGTAAATGCGCCCATTAACGAATCACCTATTGCACTCATTATAGAATCAACACTTAACCCTAAATTATTCATAGTTTCTAAAAACCTTGAAACTTTTTCATTTGCTAATTGTTCATCTTCATCACTACCTACAATTTGATTTAAAAGTGACGGTTGATCTTCAGTAGTAGGTTCTTCGCTATCACCACCACCAATGCCGCCAGTAAATAAATTATTTACTAAATTGTTACCAAACCCTTTAAACTTATCAACTACATTGTCTAAACTTCCTTGAACCTGTTCAACTGTTTTATGTTCTAATTTACTTGATAAGGCGTTACTGTAACTGTCCGAAAATTCAGTTGCTATATCTTCAGCAGCATCTGTAGCAATTTTTTTACCATTGTCAAATCCCTCTTGTAATATGTCACCAAAACTACCTTTAAAACCTTTTTGTGAAAATTCTTTAATAACCTTCCACATCGTTTTAAATATGTTTACAAATTGCATTATTTGTGCTTTTGCGCCAATAAAAACAGATTTAAAAACAGAACCAATAGCTGCAATTGCTGTTCTTAAACTAGTTGATGAATTATATAAATCGACAAATCTATTATATAAACCAACAACAACTGGTAATACTTCACCCCAGTTTTTATATATAACATAAGCAACAGCTGCTAATCCAGCAGCAATTAATCCAATTGGTGACATTAACAAACTTAAAGCAGTTGTTAATCCACCTACCAAAGTTATGATAGTTGGTAATGCAACTGCAAT